TTTCTGAGTGGCGTGTTGAGAAAAATGCTTTCCAAACGATGTTGACTCAGGACCGTGAGGTACGGGAATACCTGTCGTCACGGGGTGCAATTTTACGCGAACATCATACGGGTCAAAATAAATGGGACACCAACTTCGGAGTTGCATCCCTGACGACCCTCTTTTACGGATGGGAAGATGGCAAGGCTCTGATTGAGTTTCCATCAACGCATGCATCAGAAGGTATTAAGACACTAATCGAACAACTCGTCACCTGGTACCCAGATGCACCTAAGTCACAAAAGACAGATACCGTCATGGCTTTCTGGTTTGCTGAACTTGGTGTGCGTGACCGCGTAGCAAGTGCTACAAATTTTTTCAAGTCACACAATCGTATGAATATGTTTCATACAAAGTATGACGAATCAAGACAAATAACCGTTAACTTAAATGACTACAACTATTCATAGAACTGGAGGTGGGTGCGATTCTAACTGTAGATGAAATTAAGAATAACTTCCTCATTATCAAACAAGCATTTGCTGAGCGCGATAGTCGCATGGAAGATGTCCTCCTAGTTCGTAAAGGTCGCATGCGCGATGTGTACCCTGATTTATTCCCAGATGGTCCTTTCGAGAACCCAATCGTGGCAAACATGGTGGACATTTCAGCGCGTGACTTATCAGAAGTCATTGCTCCTATGCCTGCGTTTAACTGCAACTCACCTACTATGGTTTCTGAAAAGGAACGCAAGAAGGCAGATAAGCGCGAGGAGATTGTCAACGGCATTGTTGACTTCTCTGATATTCAAACTCAAATGTTTACAGCGGCAGACCGTTATGTAACCTACGGATTCGTACCTGCACAGGTAGAGTATGACCTAGAAGCACAGATGCCACGCATCCGTTTCTTAGATTCATACGGTTCATACCCAATGATTGACCGCTTTGGTCGCGTTCAGTACTTCTACCAACGCATTGAGAAGCCAGTATCAGAGTTAATGGCTGCATACCCAGAGTATGCCCACATTATTTTTGACAAAGATGAGAACACAACAACCTCTGTACTTGAGATTGTTCGTTACCACGACAAAGACCAAGATGTTTTGTTCATTCCATCACGCAACAATCTTGTTATAGATAGAGCAGCCAACGCTCTTGGCGAAGTTATGGTCCGTGTTGTACAGCGACCATCACTTGATTCACAATCACGCGGACAATTTGATGATGTTCTAGCAATTCAGGTAGCAAAAGCACGCTATGCGTTGCTTTCTCTTGAGGCTGCAACTAAGGCAGTACAGGCACCTATCGTTGTGCCACGCGATGTTAGCGATTTAGCACTTGGTCCAGATGCTGTCATCCAAACTGAACGCCCACAAGATGTGCGCCGTGTATCTATTGAGATTCCTGGTGGAACATTCGCACAGCAACAGGTACTTGAAGGCGAACTACGCCTAGGTTCACGCTATCCAGAGTCTCGTACAGGTAACATTGATGCTTCAATCATCACAGGTCGTGGTGTTCAGGCACTTATGGGTGGCTTTGACACACAGATTAAGACAGCACATGCAATGTTTGCCCGTGCTTTTGTAGAACTTATCAGCCTTGCACTCAAAGTTGATGAAAAGATTTTTGGTAATGTAGAGAAGAACCTACGCGGTACACGCAACGGTACTCCTTACAACATTAAGTACAAGCCAATACGCGATATTGACGGTGATTACACTGTTGATGTTCAGTATGGCTTGATGGCAGGACTTGACCCTAACCGCGCTTTGGTCTTTGGACTACAGGCACGCGGTGACAAGTTGATTTCACGCGACTTCCTTCGCCGTCAAATGCCATTCTCCTTCAATGCAACACAAGAAGAAGAAAAGGTTGACACAGAAGAACTACGCGATGCCATGAAACAGGCTATTGCTTCTTATGCTCAGGCTATTCCAGCCCTTGCATCTCAAGGTCAAGACCCATCTGACATTCTTTACAAACTTTCATCCGTTATCAATGCACGCCAGAAGGGAACCTCTATCGAGGTTGCGGTTTCTGATGCGTTTAAACCACAGAATCCCCCACCTGGTGCGATGACCCCTGATGGTGTAAGTCCTGAGATACTTGGGCAAGCAGGCGCGGTCCCTCCAGGTGAGGGGCAACTTCCAGAAGGACTAAGCCCAACAGGTCGTATGACAGGTGTGGCACCAGGACAGATTGCTCCAGGTGGCAGACCAGATGTTCAATCCTTACTAGCAAGTTTAACAGCACGAGGCGAACCTAATTTGCAGGCATCCCTCATCAGACGAGTACCAGTGTAAGGAGGTGAATAAATGAAGAAAGCATCAGCACTCAAGAAGGGCTACAGCAAGAAGCCTGCTAACCAGGGTTCAGCAGGAAAGCCTAATATGCAGAAGCCAATGACAGCGAAGAAGGCATCCTCTAAGGGAGGAAAGGTCTATCAGACTGCACAGCCATCTGGCACACGCGGTTCAAAGAACAAGTAATTAAATAGTCGGCTGCCGAAAACGCAGAGTTAATGGGTTGATAACCGCGATTAACAAATCAAACAGTCCTGAGCATTTGACATTAAAAGGCTCACCAATTTTTCAAACGCTAATTTAGCATTGGGGTAATCATGGCAGTAGAAGCAAATAAGAATTTTAAAGTATCCGCTACAGGTGGAGACGGTTCAAGCGGACAAGCAGCACAGTATGCTGCAGGTATTGACAACGCAGGAGATTTTTATGAACTTCAAACTCAAGCCCCAATGTCAAAGTCTGGCGTACAGTTGCCAAATAGAGGCAATCCTGTTGTACCTAAGATTCCAACTGGCGATATTGTTCCTCTCGATGCTCCAACAATCTACCCAGAAGAAGGAGTAGATACAGGCGCAGCCTTGGGACCTAACGCAGGTGAAGAAATCATGGCAGCACCAAGCATGCTTGCAGCGCAAAATAACGAAGATATTGCTGCGCTCGCTGCTTATATGCCTTTCTATGCAAAGGTTGCTGAGTCACCAAATGCAACTAACGCAACTCGTAACTGGTATCGCTACATTCGTAGTCAGATTGAAAGCCAGGCTCAGTAGTGAGTTGGATTGAAAACTTAGGCAAGATGGCAAAGTCAGCAGTTGACTTTACTGGATTGCCTGGACTTTTTAAAGATTTAGCAACTGCGGGTTCCAATGATGACCCGTGGTATGTAGATGGCATTAACCTTGCTAAGAATACAATAAAGGTTTCAACTACACCTGTTCGTGCTGCCGTAGGCGGTTTACTTGCAGTAGGTGAGGCATCATACGAATTAGGTGGCAAGGTACGCCGTGAAGGTGTTGAAGCAATCCTTGACCAACCTTTCATGTACAACAAGTTTAAGAATCAGAATGAGTCATACTCCGACTACACAGCACGCGTTGAACGCGAAAAAGAAAACATTAGCCTTGGTCAGGCAACTCTTTCTATTCTTTCTCCTGGTAAAAATTCTGGTGACAAGTCAGGATGGTTACAGGACTGGACAGATAACAACCTAAAGTTTTTATCTGCTGGCTTTGACCTGTTTGACCCAACAGACCGTGAGACTGCGTTTCAAAACCAGTACACAGGAAAGTTTCTTTCAGGTATTCAAGACATCACTGCATCAACAATCATTGACCCATTGACCTTTACAGGTTTTATTGGTAAGGGTGCAGTCATTGCTGCTAAGGCTCCAATGCTAGATACAATCTCTGGCAAGACTGCTCGTGCAGTATTTGGTAAGTTTGCAATGACAGAGGACCGCCTTGATGGATTGCTAGTTAAAGCACTCGATGGCGAAGGTGAAGCAGTAGCAGATATTAAGTTCTTGGCTAACTCAGGTGCTAGAGAACAATATGAGTACTGGCGCAAAAAGAAAGTTACTAACCCAGATGCAATGGCATACTTGTTTGGTCGCGCTGGAACTGACCAAGAGGTAGTAGATACTTTTCGTGCAGTTATGTTTAAAGACACAGATGCAATCTCAAAAATTGTAGATGTAGATGATGAGGCTGGCTTAGTCCTTGATGCGATGAACGATGTTCCACATCCACACCGCATGCTTCTTGAAGGTAAGTCAGAAGGCGACATGATTACTTCGCCTAAGTACAATGAAGTTTTACAGGGCTACATCTCACGGGCTAGTACCGAAGATGACCGTTTCCGCGTAGCACTTGAGACAGTACAAACTGGTGGACAGTTTAAATATGGTTTCAGCCGTGGACCTTGGGAGGGCAAACTTGCTCAGAAGTCCAAGGCAAAGGCTGCTCGTACATTTGCAGAACCTGAATCTGTCTTAATACAAAAGACAAGCCTGCACCCAATCATCAAGGTAGTTAACTACTTTAAAGATGAAATGCCAAGTGGTGTATTTAATGTTAACGATGGCGATTCATACACAGAGTTTAATGCTTTCTTGGGTGAAGTTAATAACTTATCTAAGGGTGGATTTGGCGCACGAGCAGCATATTATGCTGACCAGTATTTAGGTGCAGCCTCTGCAGGCGAGCGCAATGGAGTTATCCAGCGTGCTGAGAAAGAAGCACTTGCTACTCTCTTTCCTAACTACGACCAAGCAACTGTTGATAGCCTTTATGCAATCTTTGATTACCGCCGTGCTTCTCGTATTAAGGCACACCGCGACCAAGGATTCGTCTCATACCTTGAGAATGGTCAAGTTATCAATGCAGTATCGCCAGTGTTACAGCGCGAGTCTGCAAACTTTGTAATTATCGCAGACATGCGTAAGTTAACCCGTGCTATCAAAGCACACGAAGGAATCCTTCCAGGGTTACTTGATGGCATTGATGTTCAAGATTTAACTATGCGTACAGATAAGGGACTTGCAGCCCTTGGTACTATCAACGACATCTTTAAGACTTCTGTTCTTATGCGCCTTGGTTACACCGTTCGTAACATTACCGAAGCACAACTATCTATGTTGGCTAAGGGATTTGCTATGCCAGCGATGGTTGCAGCAGGTGGCAAGGATGCAGTTGGACGATTCTTTAAAAACCGTCAGGTTGGCTTTACTCGCCTCATTGACCAGGTAAATATTAACGCTGGTCGTGCAGATGATGTGTCAACTTTGCAATATGCATTTATGTCAGAGGTTGACAAACTGCGTGCAGTTGACATGAGCCGCAAGCAACTTGCTAAGGCTATCTCAACACGCATTGGTGAACTAGAGCGTGATGCATTTAAGCAGCGTTTTACTCCAGGTGTTGGTCCACTTACTGTTGAAGATGAAGTTCGTACACTCAAAGGTGTACTTGCAGATTTAGAGTCAATCACTCTTTACCATGGCTCAGCAACTGGTGCATTTAAACTTGATGAGTCTCGTTCTATTGCGATGTCAGCATCACCTGCTATTGCTCGCCGTTATGCACAAGGTGGACAGATTGTTTCTATTGAGCAATACATTCCTACCAAGACTGGTCGCCCTGGTCGTCTAGGAGAAAAGCCAACTCCAGAAGGTGGCACACTTCCTACCGAAAAGCGTGCAGCCGTACTTGATGAAGCAATGATTGCATTGCAAACAGACATGATTGATGCAGTCAATGCTGGCAGATTGGTTGAAGTTAAGGACCGTGCTGGAAAATGGCGTAGGGTCAACTCTATTGATTACAGAACATTAGTTCTTGCTACAGAGTCAGATGACCTAGAGACTGTTCTATTTAAAGACTGGACTCGCCGACCAGTGTTCAGAGTTAATTACTCTCAGGGTAATGTTCAACCAATTCGTGTATATGGACCATCATTGTTCATGACCCGTTGGAGCGAACTGCCAATGGATGTACGCGCTTTGTTTAATAACAAGGCTTCTGAATTTAACGCATGGAATAAGTCAAAGGGTTGGCAAGACCAGAACTCGCCTGTCTATAAGTACCTTCGCGAGAATGGTTATGGCAATGCCGTAGTACTCGATGACAAGCGTGCTGGCGGAGTTTCATACATTGTATTGCCAGAGTCTGTTGATGCAGCAGGTCGCAAGCGTGAAGTTACTCGCAGTGTTACAGAGATGGAACAACGCGCCCAGATTCAAGCAGCAGAAGATTTACCAGAACTTGGTCTTGAACCAAGAATGGTTACCCCAAAGGAACGCCGTGATGCACGCCATGCTGCAAAGAAAGCAGCACGCCGTCCTAACAATGCAATCTCTCCTTACTACAATAAGGACAATGTTAACGCTGCTATTAACAACGGCGTAGAAGATGCTGCAGAAAACCTTGCTCGACTATTTACACTTTCACATGCACATCTTGATGATATGTCAGAGCGCCTTGGCGCTGCTATTACTCGCGCTGAATCTAATGCAATTAAGCAGCGCACAGGTTATGGCTACATGGACATTGAGGCTGGCGGTTACAAGTACAATGTTCCAGAAGTATTCCAAGATGCATCATGGTTCATGGGTCGTACCTCAGCCGAGGACACATGGAACGCAATGGTTGCTACACAGGAGATGGCATTTACAACAGGCATTGGCGCTCGTACAGTAGCCCCTGTTAAGCCATCAGACCCACGCTACTTTGAAGCATGGGCAAATGTTTTGAACATGCACTTCCGTGACCCTGAGACAGGAATTATGGACCCTGTTGTCCGCAGGATTCTTGATGGCGATACAGATGAGGACATCCTTGGTTGGATGACTCGTAACTTTGAAGGTCGTAAGTACGCTAATGATACTTACACAACACCACGCCAGTCATTTGGATTTACTGCCCTCAAGGGTGGCGAACTAGATGAGGACTTGCTTGAGAAGATTAACATCACTCGTGGCGCAGTAAAGGTTTATATTCCAGATGAGGAAACAGCACTTGTGCTTAGCCGAGTCAAGGAAGAAGATGGCAAGGTCATCTCAGGTGGAGAAGTTCAGAACTGGTTGCGCGATAGATTCGGTAGCAACCCAGAGAGCCTTCCAGAGATTAACGGCTTGCTCGTTACAACAAGTAAAGAGTACCGCGACCAGGAACGCCTGATTGATACTTTTAACCGCCGCGTTATGCGCTTCCTTGGCTCAATGCCAGAAGATGTATTTGCTCGTCATCCATTGGTAAGAGCAACATACAACAGGCGCATCAAGGGCAACATTGAGGCAATGGCTGCAGCAAAGGGAACTGAAAAGTTAACTGCTGAGGAAATTGACCGTGCTACCCGTGGCGCTCGTGAAGAAGCACGCCGTGAAGTTGAGCGTACATTGTTTACCATTGTTCGCCGTAGCCGTGCATCATCTAGCCAAGTAATGCAGTTGATGTTCCCATTCTTTGCAGCCTACGAAAATACAATGAAGCGTTGGTCTGGCATCATTGCCGAGAACCCAACAGCCGTAGCAACTGCAGGTCGTGTCATTGCACAGATTGTTAATGGTCAAACAGTTATTGACCAAGATGGCAATCGCATTACAGATGCTAAGAAGTTATCAGAAGAAGGCATGGCTAACTTGGTTATTCAAGTGCCACAAGGCTTTATTGATTCACTTCCAAAGGCATGGCGAGAAGTAGCGCAGAATTCATTCAAGAGCGTAAGCATCCCGCTTTCATCTCTTGATGTTATTACACAGGGTCAGCCTGGAAACCCAGGATTTGGTCCTTATGCTGTACTGCCAACATATTTGATTGTTCGCAACCGTCCAGAGTTAGAGGATGCGTTCCGACCACTGTTCCCTGCTGGTCAGCCGCAAAATGCTTTTGACTTGTTCACACCTGCAGCGCTACGCCGCTTGCGTACTATGTGGACACAGGATGAACTATATGTCCGTACATTCAACCAGATGCTTCGTTATGAGACTTACAACTTTAACAGCGGTAAGCGCACAGACGAGCCAACTTTGGATGAAATTAGAGACAAGACAAACAAGTTCTTTATGCTTCGTGCATTAGGTTCAATCTCATTGCCTGTTGCAGTTAGCCCAGAGACTGACTTCTACCAACAAACATTCCGTCAGTTCATGACTCAGTATGGTCCAGGTGAAGCAGAGGCTAAGTTCCTTGAGATGTACCCTGATTTCTTTGAGGCAACTGTAAGCCTATCTAAGTCACCAGGTGGACTTGAGGCTAACATTGATACTGTTAGAAATCTTAAGAAGTTCCAGAACCTTATGGCTAATGCCGAGGCTAATGACAACCCAGAACTTATTGGCTTCCTTGCCAATGACTTCGATGGGCAGTACACTTTTAGCCAGGCTGCATACCAATGGCAGTACCGTCAAGGAGCATATCCTGGTTCAAAGAACACTTACCGTCAGAACCGTAGCCCAGAAGAATTGTTACGCGATGCAAACATCAAGCGTGGTTGGACACAGTTCAATTCATTGATGGGTCAGATTAACACTTACAAGATTCAGAACGGAATCGTTTCTGATAATGATGATGCCCTAAAGCCAGTCAATGCTGCTAAGAAACTATGGCTTCGTCAGATGGCTGAGGATAACCTTGACTGGTACTCAGAATACATTTCTCCAGACCGTGGAAAGTATGAGCGTAGAGCGCAAGTACTTGAGACAGCCTTGGCAGATAAAAAGTGGATGGCGCAAAATGGAAATCGTCCAGTAGTTAAGGCTATGGCTGTGTACCTAGATGCTCGTAAGCAACTAGGTAACTTGCTACAACAGCGTGAACGAGCAGGTGGTTCACGCATGCTAGAGGCTAAAAGTAATGCAGATGTTGTATTTGTACTTGACCAAGTACGCACACAACTTATTGCTGAAAGCCCAGAGTTTGAAGAATTTATGAATCGTTATTTTATCAATGATACGGTGGTGGTGTAATTGACTACAGGAAAAGAACCAAAGCCTAATACTAAATCAGGTACCCCTGCAGGTACAGGCACGCCATCAAGTGGTATCAATTTAGCAGACTTGATTGAAAAAGCACAGGCTGCAGGTTTAGGCGGCGATGTTTCAAGCAAGGGTCCTGTTTACACCAAGCAAGATGCCGAGGCTGCTGTTCAGTCTGTTTACCAACAACTCCTTGGGCGTAATGCTGTTGGTGCTGAGAAGTCTAAAGCAATCAGCGTGTTCCTTGGTCAAGGTGAAGATACTGGTGCATCTGGTCGCCAGCAAGCAATCGTTGACATGGTTCAAGGTGACAGAGAATTTATTGTTCGTCAAGAAAATAAGTATATGGATGCTATCTACAACCGCGTTGCACAAGATGTAAGAGAGGCACAAGGATAATGGTGGACCGCAGAACCGCAGTACCTGAGACTCCACAGGAGCGCATCCGTAAAATTGGTGTTGCCATTTATCAAAATGAGCAAATTATTAAATCCGAAAAGCCTGGTAGCGCTAGGTTTAAGACTGCTCAAAAAGCACTTGAGGAATTGCGTAAAGCACTTAATGATGCAAATTCTGAGTTAACAGCAGAACGCAACAAAGTTAAAAAGGCTGCTGCTGAAAAAGCAAAGGCTAAGGCTGAGGAAGATTTAGCCCGTGCTGAGGCGCTTAATGATTCAAAGGCTGCTCAAAAAGCCCGTGATAAAATTCGTGCTGCTGACGATGCTGCTGCTGCAAGTTCTGACCCAACACTTAAAAAGGATACTACGCCTGCAGATTCAGATGGCGATGGCATCCCAAATACTCTTGACAAAAACCCAAATACATTTGATAAGCCAACGCCAAAGCCGAAGCCAAAGCCAACTACTCCAACTCCAACACCAGCACCTGCGCCAGCAACTCCTGGTCAAGATATAAAGGATTTGTGGGTTTCATACCTTCGCACAACCTTTGCATCTTTAGAAGATAAGACACAAAAGGCTGAGATTGATATTCTTCTCAAGCGTGCTAAAGATGAGAAGTGGGATGAAGATACCTTTATGGATGCCCTTGAGGGTACCGTATGGTGGCAAGCAACTTATCCAAGCATCCGTTCATTTTTCTTAGATACACATGACCCACGCAAGGCATCAACATTTGCTGAAAAAGTATCTAACACAATGGATACAATGCTTGGCAAGTTAGAGGCTTTGGGTGTTACTATTCGTCAGGTTGACCCTACGACAGGCAAGGTAGTTGACAATACAGATTTTGTTAAGGGTATTGCACTTAAGTCAATCGAAAACAACTGGGATGATGACCAACTAGAGCAGTATCTTTCTACGCAAAGTAGCGTTCTTTTCTCTGGCGGAGGAACCCTTGGTTCATTCTATGACCGCATTGCTCAGCAAGCATACCTCTATGGCGTGCCTCTTGATGCAACAATGAAGCAGACAATTAACACATCATTGCTTGACCCACTAGATGGTCGCGATGCAAACTACTGGATTAAGACAGTAAAAGATATGGCTTACGATGCACCGCAGAACAAGCCATTCTTGGCTTCATTGCAAGCAGGTCGCAACCTATACGAAGTAACTAACAGTTATCGAACACAAATGGCTAACCTACTTGAGGTTGACTCAACTGCTATTACATGGAACGACTTGATGGGTAAAGTTGTTGACAACACTACAGGTAATGCTCGTACATTTGCAGACTTTACAAAGCAACTTAAAAATGACCCGTTGTGGCAGTACACAAGAAACGCTAAAGAAACATACAGCAATACAGCACTTGATATTGCTAAGATGTTTGGATTCCAGGGGTAAATAAATGGCACGCAGAGATAGAGATATGCCAGATGGCGCTAGAACTCCTGCATCTTTTTCAAATGTAGATGAGCAAAGCCAAGCAGCAGCAAAGAGAGCATTAGCGCCTAATGTACCTGCACCTACACCTACAGAAGATGAGTTTGTTACTAACTGGCGCAGTGGTCTTAAAGCCAAAAAAGGCACACCCCTTGGCGACTTGTATGAAAAGCAAAATGCTGAGCGTGAAACACGCGATGCAGCATTTGCTGATAAACCTACAGAGGACCCAGGTGTGGGATTCTACTGGCAATGGCAAGAGCGCAATAAGAAATGGGCAAAAATTCGTGCTACTGGTTTTGGCTCACCTAGTCCAGGCGGCGGCGGTGGCGGTGGCGGTGGCGGAGGCACAGGCGGTGGTGGTGGTAACACTGGTGGCACAACCTACACAGGTGCTGGAAGCGCTACAGACCCACTAAAACTTAACGGTGCAAACTTTACTGGAAACATTGGCGGAGTCAACTATGTCAATGGTGTCAAGGAAGATACAGCCAAGCGCACTGCACAGCAAGACTTTAAGGCTGCTCTTGCAGAACTTGGTTTAGCAGACCTTGCTGATACCATTGATGGTTTTATTAGACAAGATTTAACAGTTGCACAGATTAAATTAGAATTACCTAAAACACAATCTTACAAAGAAAGATTTCCTGGAATGGAAGCACTTCGTGCTGCAGGTCAGGCTGTCAGAGAAGATACCTACATCTCTATGGAGAGAGGTTATCTGCAAACATTACAGGCTTATGGACTTGACACCAGGGTACTTGGTTCTCGCAAGCAATTAGGTACTTACATTGCTAACCTTGTTAGTCCTCGTGAATTTGAGGAGCGAGTTACTCTTGCTGCTAATCGCGTTAAAGACAACGCAGATGTTATCGCACAGTTTAAGGTTTATTACCCAGAGGTAGATAATGCAGCACTTACTGCTTACCTACTTAATCCAACCGTTGGTATGGACATCATCAAGAAGCAAGTACGCCTTGCTGAGATTGGTGCTGCTTCTATGGATGCTGGGTTTGGTACTGGTGTTTCAATAGTTGAAGCAGAAGAACTACGCGGTGGTGTTGGTGAGCAAGACTACCAGACAATCAGGTCAGCCTTTGGTCAAGCCAAGGTTCTTTCAGACCAGCAAGCACGCCTTGCTCGTATTGAAGGAACTAACTACTCACAAAATGAGGCGATTCAAGGAATCGTTGGCAGAGACATTCAAAGCCAGATGGCATCTCAAAAGCGTGCTGAGCGAGAAACAATGACTCGCTTCGGTGGGCGCTCTGGAGTAACAAGTACTTCACTCAAGGGTACCGAAGGAATATAAAAAGAATCCCCACTTAACCGACCAGCCTAGGTGGGCGTAAAAGACTGGTAGTGATAGCCAATGTAGTTTCCCCTAACTGCATTGTGGATTGCGAATACAACTAACAAAGGGAGATAGGTAGATGGCTACCAACTATGAATACGATGACGAAGATGATGAAACCACCCAAGACGGTGGCATCAAGCAACTCCGCCAAGTAAACCGTGCGCTTGAAAAGCGTGCAAAAGAACTAGAACAGGAGTTGTTAGGTCTTAAGACACAGACCCGTCAGCGTACTGTCAAGGATGTGCTACAAGCAAAGGGTTTAAATCCAAAGATTGCAGCGTTCGTACCAGCAGACATTGATACTTCGGAAGAAGCAATCAATAACTGGATTAACGAATATGGCGATGTATTTGGTGCAGTAACCCAGGCTGAATCTCAGCCAACACAACAGTCTCAAGATGTGACTGCTCAAGCAAGAATTAACAACATGGTCGCTACTGGTCAGGCTCCAAACCTTGACACAGATTCCATGTCGCGAGTCTTGCAGGCAAAGTCACGCGATGAACTAGATGCACTCCTTGGTTTGTAATTAACCCAACCAACTAACCAATCACCAGGAGGTGAACCCACATGGCATATACAGATACCTCGTCTATGGCAGGTCTTGTAAAGACCGCTTATGACCGTTATGTAGAATTTGCCCTCCGCGATACGCCGATGATTCGTGCAGTAGCGGACAAGCGCCCAGTACAGCAGGCGATGCCAGGTTCAAGCGTTGTATTCTCACTTTACAATGACTTGGCTGCAGCAACTGCTGCTCTATCAGAGACAACCGATGTAGATGCAGTAGCACTACCAGATGTCTCAACAGTTTCAGTTACTCTAAACGAACAGGGTAACGCAGCACTTGCAACACGCAAGTTGGAACTGCTCTCACTATCAGATGTTGACCCAGCAATCGCTGACATCATCGCTTACAACATGGCTGACTCACTCGATGACATCGCGCAGCAAGCGCTTGTCAACGGTGTGAATGTTATCTATTCAGGTACAGCAACATCAACAGCAACAATCACAGCAGGTATGACAATCACATCTGCTAACCTTCGTAAGGCAGTTGCTAAGTTGCGTACAAACAAGGCTGTGCCTCGCTCAGGAAGCCTATACTGGACAGGTATCCACCCAGAAGTTTCACACGACCTTCGTGCTGAGACAGGAAACATCGGCTGGCGTGACACACACCAGCACACAGATGCTTCATTGGGCAACCTATTCGCAGGCTCAATCGGTACATACGAAGGTGCTTTCTTCATTGAGAACCCACGCATGTACTCAAGCAAGTCAGGTGCAGACCAGACAGCATTGGCTACAACAGCCGTAACTGTTGCTGGCACATCAGCAGGCTTCACATTCGGTGTTGCCTCAACATCAGTCATCGCATCTCGTGCAGAGGTCGGCGACAAGGTTGCAGGAACAGGTATCGCTTCTGGTGCCTTGATTACTGCTATCACAACAGCAGGTTCAACAACAACATTTACTGTATCTATTGCTAACACAGCAGCAGTTACAGCAACAACTGTTGTAACTGTAACACCTGTAACTCGCGTATTCGACACAATCCTTGCTGGAAAGCAGGCATTGGCTGAGGCTGTTGCACAAGAGCCATCAGTTGTTATCGGACCAATCACCGATAAGTTGATGCGCTTCCGTCCAATCGGTTGGTACGGTGTAATCGGATGGTCACGCTACCGCGAGGCTGCTCTATACCGCATCGAATCAGGTTCATCAATCGCTGCTCTCTAAGCAGTAGTTGTCGGGGGGTGGGGCGAAAGCCCCATCCTCTGCAACGGAATAGGACAATATGACACAGTACATTTTTACTACACCCACCGTTGAAGAAACTCCAATGAGTGATGGTCCATTGTTCTCACGCTATAAAATTATTAAAGGAGTTTCTGTCTTAAGAGTTAACGGTATCTATTCCTCATATCGTTACCCAGCACAGGTAGATGTTGATGCTGCTACTGAGTTTTACCTTGGTGGCACTAAGACTGTAATCACGCAAGAGACAGCAGATGCCTTGACTGCTCAAGGCTACGGGGAGTACATAACACCAGCATGAGTTTACATAGACGAACTATACATCCTGAGTATGTTGAGAATTGTTTTGGCTGCAAAATTTCTACACTTGAAATGGGTGTAGGAGATGCTAATTCTAAAGTAAGTATGTCCACTACAAAGTGGGATGCAGAACTCAAAGCATACAAAGATGCCCGCGCTCAAGGGATTCAGCCAGCAGGTACAAGTATGAAGGCAGTCCAAAAGGCAGTAGATATTTCAAACAAGACAGGAAAAGCATACGGCGCTTAAGGGGCAAACATGACAGCCATCGTTGGTATCCAGTTAAAGAACGCAGCAGTTATTGCTGGTGATTCCAGGATTACCTATAACGATAAGCCCTACACAGCCAAAGGTATTGAAAAGGTTATTACCAAAGGTGAATATGTAATTGCCTTTGCAGGTGATGACCAAGCAGCCAATATCGCACAGTACCTATGGGTACCACCCAAAGTATCTAGGGTTATGGATACAGATAAGTTTATGATGAGCAAGGTATTGCCATCACTTCGCAAGGCAATGATTGACAATGGGTACAACCCAGACCCTGCTGATAGAGATGCAGGCTTTGATGCACTCGTTGCCTTTGACGGAATCATTTATGAGATTAGCCATTACTACTCCTTCTCCCGCGATGATGGCGGGTTCTATGCAATCGGTGGTGGTGGCAACTTAGCGCTTGGCGCTGTGGCAATGGTTGGTCCTAAGACAATCAAAGATGCCGAAGAAGTTGCTATAAAAGCAATACAGATTTCTGCTAACTACAACACAACTGTTGGCGGAGAAACACAAGTTACAGTTCAAAGGAGTAGAAATGTGCATTAAGTGCGGATGTTATGGAACAGTAAGTCCATATGGTGTTGGTGGTAGAAAGGTTAACTCTGCTCCAACTGCAGCAAATGTTGCTCAGTACAACAAGCCTATCCAGCGTATTGGCGAAGTGCCAACAGGCAAGCGCCTTGAGATGGAAGATGACGAGGACTAAACCATGAAGAAAAAAGCAGCAATGAAGAAGGTTGAAAAAGTAATGGGCGAGTACAAGCGCGGAACTCTCAAGTCAGGTAAGGGTGGACCCGCTGTTAAGTCTAAGAAGCAGGCAGTTGCTATCGCTTTGAGCGCAGCAAAGATGGCTAAGAAGAAGAAGTAATGCCAGCCAAGAAGGACCCACGCCTAGCCCGTGCTGGTGTGTCAGGCTTTAACAAGCCTAAGCGCACACCAAGTCATCCAACAAAGTCTCATGTTGTTGTGGCTAAGTCAGGTTCACAGGTAAAAACAATTCGTTTTGGGCAACAGGGAGTCACAGGAGACAGACAACCTTCTGCCCGTCAAGCATCGTTCAAAGCACGCCATGCAAAGAATATTGCCAAAGGCAAGATGAGTGCAGCGTATTGGGCAGACAAGGTGAAGTGGTGAAGAAGAAAGCATTTTGGGATACAAAGAATCCAAAGAAAAAGTCAACACCACTAACACCAGCACAAAAGGCAAAGGCTAAGGCTGCTGCTAAGAAGGCTGGTCGCCCTTACCCAAACCTTGTAGATAACGCAGCAGCAAAGAGAAAGGCTAAGTAATGGCAACAGGAACAGCAGGAAGTTCACTAGCAGACGAACTCAATCGTTTAGCCAATGGTGGTACCTATCCAGTAATGACAGCATACGAATCTGAACAAGGTGCTGCCAATGCATGGGCTGGTACCAATGGCTTGGGTCTTATTGCTGCCCTGAATTACAAGGCAAGTTCATCTCGCCAGCCTCAAAACTATAAAGACTTTAATGCTATTTGCAATGAGTTAGCAGGAACCACTGGGTTATCAGGAGTCGTAGCATTAAGGAGCATTAACCTATGAGTTCATATTTAGATTTAATTGAGCGTGTTGATTCAGTTCTTCATGGATACACAGACAATGTTGAGCCAACCAGTTGGCTAACATCACCTGCATCATCTACTGCAACCACACTATCTATTGCAGATGCAACAGGTATGGGTCGTGGCTTTGTACAAATTGACGATGAAATTGTATTTGTTAACAGTACAGACAATGTAACCAATACACTAACGCTTACCCCATGGGGTCGCGGACAGCGTGGAACAACTGCTGCACCACACCTAGAAAATGCAAAGGTAATTGCCAGCCCAATTTTTCCACGAGCAGAAATTAAAAAGGCAATCAATAACACTATTGATGCTATGTACCCAATGGTATTTGCCACTGCTACAACTGACTTCCCCTTCATCGCAGCACGCACTACTTACCAGTTGCCAGCAGATTTTCAAGCAGTCCTTGGTGTGTCTTACTCAACAGTAGGACCATCTCGTGAATGGTTCCCAGTTCGTGGCTACACACTAGACCACACAGCAGACACAGATGCTTTTGCGACTGCTCGTAGCATCAGTATCTACGCAGGTATTACTCCTGGACAAACAGTGCATGTGGCATACAAGAAGCGCCCTACATTGTTAGTCAATGAAAACGATGACTACGCAGCAACTACAGGTTTACCATCATACTCAGAAGATGTTGTCATCTATGGCGCAGCCTTTCGTATGGTTTCATTCTTAGACCCATCACGCCTTGGTCCACAATCTGCAGCAGCAGATATTTTTGATGGCGTAACACCAGTAGGTTCTGGACAGAACGCTTCCAGATTCCTATACAACATTTACCAACAGCGTTTAAATGAAGTAGCGGACAACCAGCGCCGTCAACATCCACTTCGTTCCCACTACCAGAGATAAGGCAGACAAATGGCAGCAGGCGACCCAGGCTCCCCAGCGCGGTACTACTCCTCAACAGCAGTTGAAACCGCGCTCGGTTCATCAATTCCCGCACAATCACAGGGACAAGCAAACACTTCGTTTATCGTTGGCTCCATCTCTGGCTTCCCAACTGATTACCCATACACTCTTATTGTTGACCCTGATACATCTAAAGAAGAAGTTGTTACTGTTACTTCTGGTAGCGGAACAACACTTAGCGTAACCCGTGGCTCTGACAATACACAGGCTGTAGCCCACTCTGCTGGTGCTGTCGTAAGACATGGTGTTTCAGGTCGTGAGTTCCGTGAGTCAGAGAACCACATTGCTGCTCGTGGATATGACATTGACCAGACAATCCTTAACGCTGCTAACCAGACACATGTTCATGGTATTGCAACAGGCGATGGTGTTATTGTTGGTACTCTTAAGACACAAACACTTACAAACAAAACTTTAACTTCTCCAGTTATCACTAACCCAAGCATCTCTGGTGCTGGCGTAGATGCAAGCATTGTCTTTGAAGGTGCAACACCTGATGCCTTTGAAACAACTCTGACTGTAGTTGACCCAACACAAGACAATACAATTACTCTGCCTAATACAACTGGCACAGTAGTAATCGCCAACGCAGTTCAGACTCTTACCAATAAAACTATTGACATGACTGGCAGAACTCTTACTGGCTTGTCATCTGCTGGCATGGTTTCATCTTCTGCTACACCTAAAGATTATGTAGATGCAATTCTTGGCTCAGCAACTGCTGCAGCCACAAGTGCTGCTTCTGCTGCAGCCAGTGCTACCGCTGCTGCAACATCAGCAACAAGCGCAGCAAATAGCGCAACAGCCTCTGCTTCATCAGCCAGTGCATCTGCTACATCAGCAAGTGCAGCGGCTACCTCAGCAACTTCTGCTGCAACCTCTGCTACAGCCGCTGCTACTTCCGCTACAAGCGCATCTAATAGCGCAACGGCAGCAGCAACATCAGCAACAAGCGCTGCTGCTAGTGCCACTGCTGCTGCTACAAGTGCAACCAGTGCTGCAGCAAGTGCTACAACCGCTGCTGCTTCTGTGGCAACTATTGCTGGATATGCAACAGCATCTGCCAATAGTGCATCTGCTGCAGCAACAAGTGCTACAAGTGCCGCAACTAGCGCAGGTAGTTCGGAAGCATCTGCTATTTCATCTGCTACTAGCGCAAGTGCTGCAGCGACATCTGCGACTTCGGCTTCGACTTCGGCTACATCAGCAGCAGCCTCCGCAACAGCAGCAGCAACATCAGCAACTAGCGCTGCTACATCTGCATCCTCTGCCTTAACTAGCCAAACTGCCGCTGCTACAAGTGCAGCATCAGCATTGACCAGTCAGACTGCTGCTGCTACTTCTGCAACATCTGCAGAAAACTCAGCAACGGCATCACAAGGATATGCAACAGCAGCATCAACATCTGCAGCATCTGCTGCTACAAGTGCTACATCTGCTGCTACAACCTACGATGAGTTTGATGACCGCTACCTTGGTAGCAAGTCATCTCCCCCATCAGTAGATAACGATGGCAACCCACTTCTTGTTGGTGCTATCTATTGGAACTCTACTCTTGGCAATATGTATGTGTGGTCAGGAAGCGCCTGGGTTCAAATTGCTACAACTAGCGTTTACTCAGCACCAACTCTTGGCTCTACAACTATTGACTCAGGTACTACATACTCAACAATTACTGGTCTAACCCTTAGTAGTGGACTGGCTAGTGCAGACCCAACTACAAACCTTGGTCTTGCTACTAAGCAATATGTTGATGCAGTAGTTACTCAGATTAACTATCATGAGTCAGTTGTTGCAGCGACTACAGCAAATCTAACTGCTACCTATAGCAACGGAAGTTCAGGTGTTGGGGCAACTCTTACCAACTCTGGCACGCAAGCAGCATTTAGCACAGATGGAGTAAGTCCTGCTCTTAATGCTCGTGTACTTGTAAAGAATCAGACAACACAAACTGAGAACGGTATCTACACACTTACTACCGTTGGCAGTGGTTCAACCAACTGGGTTCTTACTCGTGCAACCGATGCGGATAATAACCCATCAGGTGAAATGAAAAATGGTGATGAGTTGTTCTGTTCTGGTGGAACAGTAAACACTAACAAGTCATTCATTAACTCAACAACAGTTGACCCTATTGTTATTGGTACTACTAATATTACCTTTAGCGAGTACTATGCAGGACTACCAGCACAGACTGGCAACTCAGGCAAGTACCTAACAACAGATGGAACTACACCATCATGGGGTACTGTCGCTGGATACTCAGCACCAACACTAGGAACAACAGTAGTAACGAGTGGCGTTACTATTACAACAATTTCAGGATTAACAGACATCGTACTCAACGGACCTGGCAGCGTAGCGGATGAATTAACGCTATTGCTAATGGGTGCGCTCTAAGAAAGGGAGCAATCAATGCCAACAACAACTAAAGCACTAGCAAGAGCAGCCTTTGCTACATCATCGGCTACGCTTTATACAGTCCCATCTGCAACAACCACAGTAGTAAGTAATATTGTTATTACTAATACTGCTGCCTCAGCAGGTACATTTACGCTTGCACTTAATGGTGTGGCTTTAGCATCAGCAGTGTCAATTCCTGCTAATAGCATAACAGCGATTGACCTTAAGCAGGTACTTGCTGCAACTAACACAATTACTGGTCAAGCATCAGCAACAACTATTAACTATCACATCAGCGGAGTGGAGATTTCCTAATGGCTATTGAACAAATCCCTGGGGTTGGTCCTCAAAATACAGATATTGCTACAGCGGTTGTAACTGCTGGTAACGCTGCAGGCTTTGCTGCAACTGGTCCTACAACTACACAGATTGCTGCAGCGCTTCCTACAAACTCTACTATTGCATCTGCAGTAGCAGCAGCAGTACCTACTAATACAAGCATTGCAAATGCTGTGGCTGCAGCCGTACCAACAAATGCCAACATTCAAAATATTGTTACAAATTTTGGTAACTTAACTGGCGGAGCGCCACAGTTGCGTTTCACTTTAACATCATCTTCTAACTCTATTGGAATCCCAAGCAACATTGGTCTTGTATATGCAATCGTTGTTGGCGGTGGAGGAAAAGGCTCTAACGGCAACGGTGCAGCAGGCGGTGGTGGCGCAGGCGGCGAACAAGGCTGGACTGCAATGAAAAATGTTGCAGTAGTTGGCGCGGGTGGAACACAAAATGCTGGAAATGGTGGAGCGTCTTCGTATGGTGAGTTAAGAGGCGGTGGTGGTTCATCAGGTGATGGTGGATACGGACAATTTCCTGGCGGTGGTGGTGCGGGCGGACAAAGCGCATATTATGGTCATTGCATAAGAGGTGTAATGAATGTTAGTGGCGGTAATATGAACGCTTACTGGAATCAATCACAAGGAAGTCCTACACTTATTGCTGGCGGTGCTAGTGGTGTTACAGGCGGAAGTGTTACTGGTATTAGTTCACAAGTTGGCGGCGGTGGTGGAGGTGCTGGCGCACCTGGCGCTACTGGTTCGGCTGGTGCAGGCGGTAATGGTCTATACGGCGGCGGCGGAGGAGGTGCTGCTGGCTCAGCCAATGGTGGCGGTGCTGCTGGCGGTAATAGTGGAAACTTTTCAGGTGGCGCTGGTGCTGGCAGTTTTGCAGCAGGTGGTGGTGGTGCAGGTTGGCTTGCTGCTGGAAATGCTGGTTCTGGAAGCACTGGTGGCAACGGCGGCACTGGCGGCGGTGCTGGTGGTGGTTCTAACTCTGGAACTGCACCTAATGGCGGCAGTGGCTGCGTACTGATATACTACTAAGAAAGAGAGAAAAATATTATGCCTTTATTTTTAGTAATAGAAAACAATAAAATAATTAACTCAATTCTTGCTGACTCAAAAGAAGATGCAGAAATGGCAACAAAACTACAGTGTTTTGAGTTAAATAGCGACTTCCCTTATGGGGTAGGATGGGTGTACGAAAACGATACTTGGGTGGACAAAAGTTTACTTCCGCCAGAGGAGAGATAAAATGCCTAAATATACTTACAAATGTGAGCCTTGCAACTTTGAGTATGTAGAAATACGAGATGCTAGTCAAGAACAAATATTTAAGCAACACGGTTGCGGTGCAGATTACACAGAAATAACTGAGTAAACTCAAAGGGGTCAAAATGGAAATAAAATTTACAAATACCGTAGGTGTTCCAGAAGAATATGCCCCTAAGACAGCAAGTGCTTTTGTTCCAGATTGGTATAAGAAATTAGAATCTTATATCAATGGAGAAAAAAAACCTACTGGTCAGGGTTCATCTGCTGCTACAGCCAAACGCTGTATGCCAGTATTTGATGCTATTGTTGGTGGATATATAATTGTATCTGCTGCGGATGTATTTGTTTCTCAAAAAGAAATGGAAGATGGTACTAAACAACCATACTTTGAATGGGCAAATTACGGGCTTATTCAATTTCATCCAGTAGAACAGATGCCTGAACATCCTAAGCGTAATGGTCATATGGCTTATCCAAAGTGGATTAACCCTTGGGCAATTAAAACACCTAAGGGTTACTCTGTCTTGTTTACCCAGCCTATGCACAGAGAGTCTCCATTTACAATCCTTCCAGGAATTGTAGATACTGACACTTATACTGCACCAGTAAACTTTCCATTTGTTCTTAACGATGTAACCTTTGAAGGAATTATTCCCGCTGGTACGCCTATTGCTCAAGTCATTCCTATTAAGCGTGATGAATGGCAAATGAGTCTAGGCACACAAGCAGAGTTTATTGAACAGCAACAAGTTACTAATCGTTTGCAAACTAAATTCTTTGACCGCTACAAGTCTATGTTTAGACAGCCCAAAGAATATAAATAACAAATAGTTAACCCCCTCAGTTCATTTCGATGTCTGAGTGCCGACCTGAGCATGTCGTGCTAATCAAACTGCTCTATTTTTTATGCCTAGACTAAGGAGACATAGTGGCAAGTCGCCCACCTGATATATCCGAGCGCGTGATAATTGACCTATCTGGTCGAACCGCTGCTTACTATGACCCAACCACATACAAGTTTGATGTCGCCATTGGTGGCATGCCTTTTATCTATGCCATTACGGACCAGACTCCTTACAAGCGACAGACTGCAGAGTTTCGTACTCAGCGCTTTGACAATGCCCGTGACCCAGGTGAGCAATCACTATCTGGTTCAGGCTACTGGATTCGCTCGCAGTCATCCTTCCACTTAGGCGGAGGTATTACATACCAGGAGCCTATCGTTGGCACACCCGATGAAGTTAAGTTTCAGTTCTCTGACTCAGTAGGTATTGACCCGTGGACACCAGGGCAGTTGAAACTCCTTCACTCAACATCCCTTTCACAGGCATCCACTGCTCGCTCTGGCGTATTCTCAACCATCATTAGTGGTGTTGAGTATCTTGTTAAAGTCACTGGCTCAGCAGCCGTAACAGCACGCGTGACTCTTACTACTACCGCTGGAACATCAACAACAGTTATTAACAACACAGCAATCAATGAAGAAATTCTTTATGCTGCAATGGGTGGCAATGACTTAATGATGGTTACACCTACAAAGGTATGGCGTTATTCGTTTGATGCAGTCAGCCCTGCGCTACATCAAGACTACGCTATCAATACAGCCAATGCTACCTCTGCATTTATTGCTTATGTAAAGCAACGCTTTATGCTTGCCTTTACAGACACAGCCAGAAACACATTTGTTTATGAGTTGGTACGCAACCTTGGGTCAAGCATTAACATCAGCACACTTACCGCTGTAAACGGCAGTAGCACCTTGCCTATTGGCTTTAGGTTTATGGGTATAACTGAATCTAGTGGAGCCATCTATGTCGGTGGATTCTCAGGTGATGAAGGCTTAGCCCTTAAGATTTCTGTAGATAATACAGGTTCTCTTAGCACCATGACAACAGTACTTGTCTTGCCACGAGGCGAAACGCTTACAGCCCTATATGGATACCTTGGTACTTTTGTTGCTGTTGGTACAAGTAGAGGTGTGCGTATTGCCATTGCAGATGCCGAAGGTAATCTGTCTTATGGTCCATTAGTTTATGAGTCTAGCAATGACATCTACGCATTTACTGCAAGCAATGAGTTTATCTATGCTGGTGTTAATAGTGAAGTAGATGGATACTCAGGACTTATTCGCATTAACCTTGGTGCGCCACTAAGCAGTGGCAAGTATGCCTACGCCAAGGATATTTATGCAGCAGGAATTACTGGTGCTATATGGTCCATTGCTACATTTGCTAATGACCACAAAGCATTTACTGTTGAGAACTCTGGGTTATGGGTTGAGTCCCAGACTAACTTTGTTGAGTCTGGTGAAATTACAACAGGCATTATCCGCTTTGATACCTTTGAAAACAAAGCATGGAAGCGTATCAAGATTCGTCTTGAGGATGTACTACAAGGCGACATAGATATGTTCCGCGTTATTGATGGCGTTGACATAGCCTTTCAGACAATCCCAGAAGGAACGACTGCAATCTATGACTACGACCTAGCCTCAGTATTTCCAGAGGTATCAGCCGAAGCACAGTTCAAGTTCCGTTTAAACAGAAATGATACTGACCCTACAAAGGGCGCTATCATCTACGGATACTCAGTCAAGGCGCTACCTACGCCTACTCGCGCTCGCGTGCTACAGATTCCTATCTTCTTGTTTGACAAAGAGACAGATAGAAACCGACAGATTGTTGGCTTTGATGGCTATGCACTAGCCCGCCTTCAAGCCCTTGAGCAAATGGAAGCACAAGGTGAAACTGTCATCATCCAAGACTTTACTGCAGGCGGAGAGCCTACAGAATCTATTATTGAACAAGTTACATTCACAAGAACAACACCACCACAGGCAGGCTTCTCTGGCTACGGAGGAATTGTTACCGTTGTTGCTCGTACCGTTGTCTAAAATATAAGGAAAATAAATGACTCCTGCTGAGTGGGCTGGTATAGCCGTATCCGTAATGACCTTAATTGCTGGCTTTAGTGTTGCAGTTAGATGGTTAGTAAAACATTATCTCTATGAACTGCGCCCTAATGGAGGTGGAAGTGTTAAAGACCAAGTTAATCGCCTTGAGGCTCGTGTTGATGACATCTATCGTATTCTCTGCGAGCGCACTGAGTAGTTGCGGTTATCAAGGATGGGTTAGATACCCATGCCAGGAGTACGAGAATTGGAATAAGCCTGAGTGTAATCCTCCTCAGTGTTTACCTACTGGCACCTGTACTAAAGACATTCTTCCAGGAGTATTAGATGAACCCAAGAAATAAGTTAAGCCCAGAAGAACTACACGCACGACTGATTGTAACTATCGGAATCATACTTGCCATTGTGTTTGCTGGTTCTGTATTTGCACTGCTGTATGCATTGCTATTTATTACCCAACCACTAGGAGAACAGGCACCTAACGATGCTGCATTTATTGACCTTGTTAGTACCCTTTGCGTGTTTCTTACTGGTTCTCTTGCTGGCGTACTTGCAGGAAATGGATTGAAATCTAAACCGAAAGAAAAAAAGGATGAGTAATGAAACCTGTAGTCAAGAAAGCCACACCTGCTGCCCTTGCTGTTCTCAAGCAAGCAACGGCTATAGCACCAACTCGCAAGAAGGCAAGCGATGGTCTGCTTCCCAGTGCTGCTCATATCAAAGCAAGTCCTAACTCTGACCACAACACAGGACTTGCAGTTGATTTAACGCACGACCCTAAGAAGGGAATTGATTGTGTTGAAATTTTTGAGAAACTTAAAGAGGATAAGCGTGTTAGTTATCTTATCTTCCAAGGCAAAATCTGGTCTAAGGAAAAGGCTAAGCAAGGAAACAGGAAGTACACAGGGTCTAATCCTCACAACAAGCATCTGCATATTTCTATTGAACCCGATATGGCTACCGATACTTCTCCGTGGTTTTGGTGGATGAGTCAACCTAAGATTGTTAATCAAGTAATTGCAAAAGTTGTACCTGCCCCTGCTAAGAAGGCATACACAACAGAAGTTTGTACATGTTGCAAGTTGCACGGTACAAAAAAATAAGGAGGAAACAATGGAACAATTTAAGCAACTCGGACTGACATGGTTCCGTGCTGCGGCATCTGCTGCGGTAGCACTTTACCTTGCTGGCGAGACAGACCTTAAGACATTGGGTGCTGCAGCCCTTGCAGGCTTTGCAGGTCCACTACTTAAGTGGCTTGACCCATCCGCAACTGAGTTCGGTCGAGGCTCCAAGTAATGTATTAAGACACAAAGAAACCCCCGCGCTAGAGAAATCTAGTTAGCGGGGGCTTTTTTGTTTTTCCCTCAAAGAACCACAGCATGCTTCCCCTACATGCAGTAGCACATTTACTATAGCACTATCCGCCTGTCTTATAGAATCCTGGTCCATTAAAGTGTACGGCTGGTGGCGTGTACACACGGACTGTATTCCCATCGCACAAGGTACACTTAGGCGGTATGTGACTCTCGCTTATGGCAAGTAACATCTCTGACACTACGCCACAGGCTGTGCATTTAAAGTCATACTTCGGCATCTTTATCCACCAAACAAGGAGCAGTAAGCAGAGCGCCACAAGCACTACACTCGGCATTTAAACCGTACATTGAAATTTCATAGTCATCAAAGGTGGCATAAATAATAAATACTTTTTCACCACATGGGCAAGCATGAGTAGGCAAACCTCTATAGTTAGCCTTTGCTACTGGCTTACGCCAGAGCCTTCTTATACTTAACCCGTTCTGCACGAACAGGAGTTTAATCATATAGAAACAATTCGCAACGCGACACGCCGATGAATTACAACCGTGTCGTTTCTGAATAGGAGAGACATTGTGTAGTAGTCTCCTCTATTGAAAGGAAGTAACATGACACTAGAAGAAAAGACGGGGAAGAACTACATCTCCCACAGCGCCATGTCAACATGGCTTAACTGTGGTTGGTCGTTCTATCTCACTCGTGTGCAGAAAGTGCAGGAGAACCCATCCTACTGGCTGGTAGGTGGCAAGTCTTTGCATGAGGGTACAGAAGTTTATGATGCCCTGAAACCAGGAGAAGCCTTTGATGCAGGCGATGTCTTTAGACAGCGCTGGATTGAGAACTACAAACTTGCAGACAATGGCATGCCGTTCCGTGCTGGTGGTCGCAAGACAACTGCATATCCAAACAAAGAAGATGCTACTTGGTGGCTAGACAATGGACCCAAGATGCTTGACTTTTGGGTACAGTTCCGTGAGGTTGGTGGCTACACACTGTACGAACTAGCCGATGGAGCCAAGGCTGTAGAAACAGAACTTAATACAGAAGTTGGTGGCGTAAATATCAAGGGCTTTCTTGACCGCTTGATGGTGTCACCAGACGGAGAACTGACGGTCATTGATATTAAGACATCAAGCAAACCACCAGTTACATACACCCAGTTGGGTACTTATGCAATCCTTGTTGAAAAGATTTTGGGAGTACGCCCAACCAAGGGTGCATACTGGATGGCTCGCACAGGTGAGATGACAGAACCTGTAGAGTTAGACCACTACACTGAGAATCGCTTGGCTGCACATGTCAAGGGATTTAAGATTGCAGTTGATAACAATATCTTCATACCTCAACCAGGGTTTATGTGTGGTACTTGTTCAGTCAACCACGCATGCTATGCAGTAAACGGAAAGAACTCACATCTATACCCAGAACTAGGAGAATCAAATGAGTAACACTGAAAACACACCAATCCAGATTAACTGGAAAACTAAGAAGGATGGCATGCTCATCAACCTTCGTGCATCATCAGGTGCAGAACTTGATTTGCTGATTGATGAATTAAGTCAGAGACTTGCTACATTGGTTGACCTTGAAGCAACAACAGAATCAATGGCTCGTGCAGCAGGGGCAACTAACACAGTTGCAGATTCATTTCCTGGCGCACAGGTAGTTAACCAAGGTGCAGTACAACGACCAGCACCAACAGCATCAGTTCCAGGACAAGCACCTGAGTGTGCATGTGGTGGTGGACCAATGCGCTTTGTTGCAGCAGGTATCTCTAAGTCAACAGGCAAGCCATACCGTGCCTTCTATGCATGTCCTAAGCCACAAGGTCAGGCTTGCTCACATAAGGCACAGCCATAATCCATGCGCCTTCTATCCCGTGCTATCAAGACTGCATCGCAGGGCGGAGCCACGCTTCCAACAGTGTGGCAAACCCTTGCAGCACAGCAGATAGCAATTAGACGGGGTGAAGTCAGCATGATTGCAGGACCACCAGGTGCAGGTAAATCAACACTTGCCTTATCTCTTGCAGTACATGCTGGTGTTCCTACCCTATACATTTCAGCAGACACACACTCACACACAATGAGTTTGCGATTGCTTGCAATGCTTACTGGTAAACCACAGAACGAAGTTGAACCGCTGATGGAAATGGATAGGGAGTGGGCAGGGCAGATGCTTAAGTCTGCCGACCACATCCTTTGGGAGTTTGATTCAGCACCTTCGCTCAAAGATGTAGAGGATGCAGTCCTTGCAAGTCGTGAGCGTTTAGGTAGAGATGTTGAACTGATTGTTCTTGACAACGCAGTTGATGTAACCATTGATGGACAGGATGAGTACGGCGGACTACGCACACTCATGCGTGAACTCAAGTGGTGGGCTAGAGATACTGGCGCTGCAGTTGTCGTTTGCCATCACACCAGTGAAGGTGTCCCTGGTAATCCTTGCCCGCCACGCTCTGCGTTGCATGGAAAGATTGCCCAGACTCCTTCTCTGATACTTACAGTACACGGACAGATTGCATCTATGGGTGTATGTGCTGTTAAAAATAGATACGGACCAGCCGATGCCATGGGTGGCTCACCTGTGTGGTTGTCCTACGACCCTGCAAGTATGCAGATTTTGGACTTAATACAACAATGAATAATTGGCAACTAAGAGTAGTTGAAAATCACGGTGACATTAAAGGTAGCGCCTCAGCAGAGGAACTATCTGTGCCAACTAAGACACTATTCGATGACATACAAGCGCAGTTGAAATACATACCAAAGAACTTTTCGTGGACAGTAGGGTGGAAGTCTTATGTTTGGCAGGAAGAAGAAACGGGTAACCTCAAAGACCTATCAGAGGATGAGTACGCAACACTCCTTAATGAAGGAGTTGTCGCTTACACCAGAGATGCTGACGGAAGCAGTAATGAAGGCGAAGTTAACGCCTCAAATGAAGGAGACAATACTCAGTGAACTTCCAGAGTTTATGGAACATATTGATGAGGCGACAAGAAAAATCTTCGACCCTTCCGCAGTATGGCTGGAGTGCTTACAGTTTGCTGATTATGTTAGCCAAATGGCTCAACACCTCCTCGACAACCACGGACCAGAATGTACAGAACAAGTCGGAATCAACCTAAAAATCATGGCTGACTCGTGGAAAGATTTAGCCGAAGGTTCAATGGAAGTACTCGACCAATCAGAAAAGGTGTTTGATAATGGCGCATAGTAATAAAGAAACTTTATCTGTTATCTGGTGTGACAATGGAAACACAGATGGCAAGTTCACAGAAGGCTTGGTGTACAGCATCATCACTGGTGATGTTCCATTCCACAATGCTATTCGTGTGCAGGGTAATCAGATTGCACGCCAACGACAGGCTGCCTTTGAGATGTGGAACAAGGTTGGTACTGACTGGGCGTTGTGGGTTGACTCTGACATCGTACTTACCAAGGAAGTTGTCAAGACTCTATGGGATACCGCTGACAAGATTGCTCGTCCAGTTGTAAGTGGTGTGTACTTTATCTCTAAGCAGATGGAGAACACACTTATGCAACCTATGCCCGCCATCTTTGATGAGGGTGAGAACGAGTATCAGATTAAACATCACCACCCACTGCCACGCAATCAAGTCATCAAGGTTGACAGCGCTGGCTTAGGTTTGGTCTTAATGCATAAGTCTGTTATCAAAGCATTGCATGACAAGTTTGGTGAGACAGACTTTGTGTTTGCTGAGAACAGCGCAAGCGGTGAGCAGTTCATTGGTGAGGACATCGCCTTCTTCCGCAAGGTTAAAGCAGCAGGCATACAAGTCTATGCAAATACATCAGCCTTGGTAAAGCACATGAAGCGCTTTGCTTTAGATGATGGGTACTACAACCTGTATTGGGCATCAGTAGAAATAGCAGAGAGGAGAGAGCGTGAGCAGTCAGCAGATGGCAAACAAGCGTAGAGGTGCGGGCTGGGAGATAGACCTAGCAGACTTCTTTGTTGAGTTAGATTACGAAGCACAACGCCTACCTCGTGCTGGGCGTAACGACATTGGTGATGTCTTTCTTAAGACAGCAAATGATTCTTATGTCATTGAAGCCAAGGCACCACGGCGTGATGGGCGCATTGACCTATCGGGTTGGTTGCGTGAGGCAGACATTGAAGCAGAGAACTACCGCTTGTCAAAGAGATTACTACTAGCACCATCACCATTGGTAATTATCAAGGCAAGTAACAAGGGAACAGGTGATGCTTATGTTGTTCAAAGGCTCAGCAATGTCCTCCCAAAACTCTAAGCATGACATCGTTAAAGTCTTAGAGCATTACGGATTTACTATACCTGTCAGAACTGGATGGGTAACAGTCCGCTGTGCCTTTCACAATGACAAAGTTAAGTCAGCCCGACTCAACATTGATAAGGGTGGCTTTAGATGTTTCGCCTGTGACATGGCAGGAGATGTGTACTCATTGATTATGAAGAAAGAAGGAGTCAAGTATGGCGAGGCTGTCAAAATCGCAGAGAGAATTACTGGCGAAAGCCACGGAGAACTACGAGCAAAACCTAGCAGAGGTTCTTCCGTATCTGGAGAGTCGCGGTATAACGGAAGCAACGGCGCGTATGTTCCGCCTCGGCTTCGTGGCGAATCCTGAGACGGGACATGAGCCTTACCTTGGTAAGTTGGCTATCCCATACATCACGCCATCGGGTGTTATTGACATACGCTTTCGCAGTATAGGCAATGATACTGGACCGAAGTATCTCTCTCGCCCTGGTGCAACCACACACATTTTCAATGTCATGGCATTAGAAAGTAATGCTGATGTTCTCGTAATTTGTGAGGGAGAAATTGATACAATTATCGCGACACAAGTAGGGTTCGCAGCAGTCGGTTTGCCAGGTGCTAATAACTGGAAGCCATTCTACTCACGGGTATTGGCTGACTGGGAAAAGATTATGTTGTTCTGTGACGGTGACAATGCAGGCAGAGAGATGGCGAAGAACATAACACGAGAGTTAGACAATGTGTTCCCTGTGTTCATGCCAGACAACTGTGATGTCAATGATGTTTACCTACAAGAAGGGGCAGAAGGCTTACGCAAACGCGTTGGGTCTTAAGACATGGCTAAAAACTCCAGTTTTGATTTAGATTTTGGGTACGGCAGAAAGGGTGAGAAGTTAGTAGAAGAACTCCTTACCGAAGGCAAGACTGTAGAGGTAAAGCGTGACCGCAAGTGGTGGGTTACTAACAATCTTTACATTGAAGTTGAGTGCTGGTACATGAAGTCTAAATCATGGGAGCCATCAGGAATTATGGTGACTGAGGCTGCTTACTGGGCGTTTGTATTGGAACAAGGTGTACTCATGGTACCTACAAGCCATGTGTTGTATGCCATTAAAGAGTTTGGTCGTGAGATTACATGTGAGATACCCCCG